AAGGCTTATGTAAGAGCTTTAGGCGGTTTCTCTGTACCGGCAACTTCAAACGCTGGTATTGACAACAAAGGAACACAATGGTATTCTAATGGAGCTTTGACTTTTGATGGAATTCCTGTAGTTGTTGCTGCTGGAATGGCTGATGATACTGCAATGGCTGCTCAGACTTCAAACTTATTCTTTGGATGTGGTTTGTTGAGTGATGTAACTGCTGATGCGAAATATATCGACATGGCTGAAATCGATGGATCTCAAAATTGTCGTATTATTTATCGTCTAAGCGCTGGAGTTCAATATGCAATTGGTTCGGATATAGTTCTTTATCACGCATAATAAATATTAATCAGAATTAATAAAGGGGGAGGTAAAGTGCCTTCCCTTTTTTATTCATAAACACCTTATAATCAATGAGTTGCGATATTACAAACGGGCGAGTGGAGGAGTGCAAAGATTCAGTTTCGGGTCTTAAAGCCATCTACTTTGCCAACTTCGACGATTTGGATACTGATAACATAACATACGATGCCACCAATACTGATACAGTTGATGCTTGGGTACCGGCTACTATTTTATCTTTGTTCAAATACGAATTAAAATCAAATGAGAATAGCTTTACAACGGCTGTTCAAACTTCACGAGACAATGGTACAACATTTTTTGAGCAGACTTTAGCTATTTCTTTAAAGAAACAAGACCAGGCTATGCACAAAAACATAAAGCTTTTAGCGTATGGGCGACCAAGAATTATTGTTCGCACTATGACTGACCAATTCTTTCTTATGGGATTGGCTCAAGGCTGTGATACGACTGCCGGTGAGATATCAAGCGGCGCTGCTCTTGGTGACTTCAACGGCTACAAATTGACCTTTGTTGCAAGCGAGGTTTTACCAGCTAATTTTATTGATGTTTCTTCAGAGGCAACTTTAAAAACTGCTTTTGCTACAGGAGCTGGAGAGGATGCTACAATTGTAACAGCATAAAGGTTTTCATTCCTTTCTATAAATTAGGCACTTTTCGGAGTGCCTTTTTTTGTTTACATTCGTAAAATAAAAACAAATCAAAAAAAAGTAGGTTATATATATAGATGATTATATTGCAGCAAATAGGAACAGAGCAGACTTTTAGGTTTATACCAAGAAGCCAAAGCTATGATGGTCTATTTATAACTGATGACCAAACCAATACTGAGGTACAAGTAACAATTGCAAGTAGTGTTCAAGGAGATTACTATGATTCAATCAATGCTACCTTTTCAATATTGCAAAATCATTTTTATAACCTGGAGGTAAGAAATGGATCCACAGTAGTATATAAGGATAAGATTTTTTGCACCAATCAATCAGTAGATTCATATTCGATTAATAATGGTAAATTTACAAGTCAGGCATCGGATAACCAATTTATAATTTATGAGTAAGGACGTACACATTTTAGAGTTAGCAGCGTATGAAGCTCCTGTGATATCAGAGAGCAAGAAAGACGATTACGTTTCGTTTGGCGACGATAACAATTATTTTCAGTTTTTGATAGACTGCTATACCAACAGCACAACGCAGAATGCAATTGTGAACAATGTCAATCGTTTAGTCTATGGTAAAGGACTTACAGCAAGTAATGCAAGTAAGAAGCCAAATGAATATGCTGCAATGGTATCCTTATTTCCAAAGCAAGATGTAAGAAACATGGTTAATGACTTAAAGCTTTTAGGTCAATGTGCCATGCAAATAATCTATTCTAAGGATAGAACAAAGATTGCTCAAGTCCATCACATGCCTGTTCAATTATTACGTGCTGAGAAGTGCAATGAAGAGGGCAAGGTTGAGGCTTACTATTATTCTGATAATTGGCAAGATGTCAAAAACTATCAGCCAAAGAGGATCCCAGCTTTCAATACATCATCGGAGGACATCGAGATATTTTACATCAAGCCCTATAGTGTAGGTTTAAAGTACTATGCTTTGCCTGATTATGTTGGAGCTTTGCCTTATGCAACTCTTGAGGAATCAATTAGCGAATACCTTATCAACGAGGTCAATAATGGGTTCAGTTCTCGAAGTGTCGTAAACTTCAACAATGGCGCGCCCAGCGAGGAACAACAAAGAATGATAAAGAGCAAAATCATGCAGTCGTTGACAGGAACTCAAGGAGAAAAGGTGATTGTTTCGTTTAATTCAAATGCAGACTCCAAAACGACAGTTGATGCGATGCCTGTAAATGACGCTCCTGACTTATACTCTACGCTGTCAGAAGAGTGCTTGAGAAAAATCATGCTCGGTCACAATGTTACGTCACCGTTATTATTTGGAATAGCATCAAGCAATGGATTCAGCTCTAACGCAGACGAGCTTAAAAACTCATACATTTTGTTTGAGAACATGGTAATTCAACCAATGAGAATGCTTATCCTGGATGCAGTTGAGCAAGTATTGGCATTCAATGGAATGGCTTTGAATGTACATTTTGAAGAATTACAACCATTGACAGCATCAGGCGACCTTACCAAGACTGATGAGGCTGAAGATATCATCAATGGAATAAACAGCCTGTCGCCGTTAGTTGCAAACAAGGTATTGGAGAACATGAGTCCTGAAGAGATACGCTCTGTAATCGGCTTAAAAGGTGCTTACAATAGACCAGCAGTTGCCTTGCATAAAGACTTTACTGACCAAGAAGGAAATCAGATGCTTGAGAACTTGGATGGAGAGGCAATGGGAGAGGCTTGGGAGCTTATAGATGAGAGAGAGCTTGATGATGATAACATTGAGCTTGATGATTGGATTAAGGAACATGATAAGAAAGGCAAAAGCACTTTGCAGAAATTGTCTGATGTAATTAAAAGTTTTCCAAGCAGAAGTAGTTATTTGGATAAATCAATTTATAAGGTAAGATATAGATATAGTGAAAGATACAGCAGTCCAAACACAAGAGACTTCTGTAAGCAGATGATGACAAGAACAAAGAATGGGGTTGTATATAGGCTTGAGGATATTGATAAGGCATCAAGAGCTGGAGTCAATAGTTCATTTGGGCATAAAGGTCAAGCGTATGATTTGTTTAAATTTAAGGGCGGTGTCAACTGCGGACATTATTGGAGTGAGCAACTGTATCGTTTAAAGAAGAAAAAAGATGGATCCTATTATGAGGATAAGGCATTGAGCAGTAGTGCAGAGGTTAAGTCAATTCCAAAGAGTTACAAGCCATCTCCTTATGGAAATGCAAAAAGCAAGATAGCTCCAAAGGATATGCCTGATAACGGAAGATACCCAACTAATAAAGGATAAGAAATGGCAAAGGCATTATTAATTACAAGACAGGACATTGTGCGATTCACATCAATGAATGGCAATATAGACACCGATACGTTTATTCAGTATATATCGCAGTCACAAGATATAGAGATTCAGCAGATGCTTGGAACTGATTTGTTGGAAAAGATCCAGGCTGAGATAGTTGCTGGAACATTAGCAAATCCATACTTGGCTTTATTGACTGATTATATCAAGCCATGTTTAATACATTTTGCTTTTGCTCGTTATCTCCCAAATGGTGCTTATACTGTATCGCAAAAAGGTATCTATAAACACAATTCAGAGAATAGTGATACAGCATCAAAGGAGGAAATTGATTACTTGCAAGGAACAGCTATGCAAACAGCAATGAATTACAAGCAGAGATTTGTCGATTATATGTGTTTTAACTCTGCAAGTTTTCCTGAGTATACATCCAATTCAAACGGTGACGTTTATCCTGATAATGATATTAACTTTACAGGATGGGTAATATGAGGTATAAGACCAAGAAAACAAATGAAGAGAAGTTAAAACTGTATTTAAAAAAATTAGAAAATGGCAGACATAAAGATAAGCGCACTAACGGCAAAAGGAGCTAATTTAGCAACTACTGATAGACTTGCAATTGCAGAAGTTGGTGGTGGTTCTTTCAATAGTAAGCACATAACAGGAAGCGAAATAATAGACGGAGTAAAATTAACAACTACAAGATCTGTTACAAGCTTTCCAAAAACTTTAAGTTTGGCAGATGCAAACAAGTTTGTAAAATTAGATAGCAGTAGTGCAAACGTAACTACAATACCACCAAATAGTTCTGTGGCTTTTGCTACTGGAACACGAATTGAAATTACACAAAGCAATAGTGGACAA